CAACTCATCAAAGGATCGCGGTGAATCTATATGCAGGTAGCTACAGTTGAATCCTGCTACGTTATCTTTATCTAGTGCCTTACCTGCTGTCATCATGCATCTCATGCTAGGCATGACTTCAAGGTTGTGTATTGCATCATATAGTTTCTGTGCTTCCTTGACTGTAATTTGCTCACGATCTCTCCAGAATGAAACATAACGAAAGACTGTTTCGCTCCATGTTTCTCTGCGGTTATGCTCTGGAATCCATCGTGCGTAACGTGACTTGTGTATAAACTGTTGATACTGATCCATTATGTTTTGTCCTCTAGTGTGCTGATTAATTTATTTAAGTACCACTGCGCTTTCTTGCAGTCCTCTAAAGCTTTTCCCTTATAGGACATTCTCCAAATGTATTTCAAGGTGTTGCCCTTTAAGTAACCTTGGAATGCTTCAGGCTCCATGCTTGCTTCGATAGCTTCGATGCATTCAACACCTCCAGAGTTATAGTGCGCGGGCTTGTTGACAACATCTTCTCCCCACTCAAGGTCAAGGGTACATCCTTCCTCTATTAACATATCATGTGCTTCTTGCATTGCGGGGTCAATCTGTTTGTTGAAGATAGCGGCCGCTTTGGAATTCGCCCTTTCTATAGCGGGGTGTGCTTTCCGTACACGGTTCCAATCTTCAGGTGTTGCATCATTTAGTCGGCTCATTTTCTGTCTCTTTATTTAAATTAATTTTAGGTTCATTGCGCTTAGTATCTTTTAATTTAGAAGCAGAACTTATCTTCTTAAACTTCTTCTTCCTTAAAAACCTATCGCGCCTCTCGTCTTTGCGGTTGAAGTCAGTCAAAACTCTCCCTCTTCTTCGGGTTGATCCAGTTATCAGGAATACTATCTTCGCTAAACCATCTGAAGTTGTTAGCACTTGCCCACTCACCGTGGCTTCTTTTAGTTCCATCCTTTCTACGTTTGGCTTGAGGCATTGGCGCACTTGGATTAGCAAAAAGAAACACTAACTCTGTGTCTTCAGGAAGTGTCTTACTAATCCAGATGTACTTACTGAACTCAGCGTAGTCCCAGAACCTACCTTTAGCTTCAAGCAAAATCTTCTTACCTTCAATTACCCGTAAAAAATCAGGGTGGTAATTATGCGAAACAGTATAAGGAACTTTGTCGGTATGAAAACTCCAACCATCTAAGATGCCAGAATGTAGTTCGTATTCCCAGTTAGAGTCGTAGCCCTTAACCAAATCTTTTTCTACTGGTCGCTTGACTCTAGGTTTACGATAGCCTTTCTTAATATTATTCAATGTAAGGTTGCCCCTCTACGTTCTAACTCTGCACTAACAAGCAACTCCAAGTCTTTTAAAAACTCTGAATCTACTTCAGTGATAGAAGAATCAGAGTTATATAGGAAGCTTCCCACTGCTATAATCATTTCCTCTAGTGAGAGGTTGATTACTGTTGTTTCACTTTCCATGCGATCATCTCCAAGTTAATATCTTCTATTTGAATTGCGGGAAATATTTTAAGCAATTGTTTAATTTTCTTTGCAACCCACTTAGGGTGATAGGCATTTAAATACATAGTTCGCTGTGCCATGAAATGTGTTTGAACAGGCATCATAGATTTATACGTCTTTAAATTTACTTTCTCTGCTTCATCTTCAGGTAGGAGTCCTTTCATCCACAAAACTAATAAAGACTCTGAATGGTTTTTAATACGCTTGCTCTTTTTTCTATTCATAAAAATTCTTCTACCTTAGGTTCGACAACAACTTCTGTTAAGTAAGACATGCCGTTTGAATATTTAAATGCTCTTAGACCCTGACCACCATTAGAATCTTTAAAACATTCGTGCTTATACTTACACCAGTTGCATCCTTTAGCAATCTTCATGTTTCCTTTCTTGCCATCTGGTACTGGAGGGTAGCATAATTCTGGCGGTTCATCAAGGTCTAGCGCAGATAACAGCTTACTGATAGAGGCTTTAATATTAGGCTTATCAAGATCATCAGGCACATACATGCACAACTCACCGCTCTCTTTGTTTAACACCAAGAAGCCGCCCTTGTCTGTGCCTTCAGCTTCTTCATAACCTGCAAGCTGACCAAGATAACCAAAGGGATCGTCCTGTGCTAAGCGCCCTTCTTTAAACTTGTTAAACGCAAAGCGAGAAGCTGTCTTAACATCAACCACCTCACCGTTAATCTTACAGTCCATGTGTCCAACAATGCCATCAACAGTAACTTCTTTCTGCTCGTCTGTTACTGTGTGTCCTGCCATTCGTACAAGCATCAACACAATCTCTTCAAGCAAGTGACCGTACAAGAACTTAATCTGCGTTGCACCATCAATACCACCACGGCCCTGTGGATCACGTTTTTCATACCATAACTGCCGCGAGGGTTTACCCACGTTAGACATACGCACCGTGAAATTACTGTCGCGTTCTCTGGGTGTAGCCCAAGACATAAGAGCTTCTCGCATCCCTACTAGGGTGTTGTCAATGTCTTCTTCTGTAAGCGGTAGGGGTGTACCGGATGAAAGCTTCTCAAGGTGCGTATAGATGTCGGGTACTAAAGTATCAAGTTTCATGCTGAACATCCTTTATATTTTTAATTATATTTTTTATAGTCTTTAGGTCTGACTTAAACCACTCGTTAACGTGTTTGATTTTAATTTCTTTTAACTTGGTGTGTACTAGCTTCTCAGCTTCTCGTCTATCATTAAAGTATTTAGAATAGGATACCTTGTAATCTCTGAAAGGTGAAGAGGTTTGATAAGCTTTACATCTATCAGTTGCATCAACAGCCATGCCAACTTTATACCATTCAACCCACGCAGGATTAGAGATAATATAGACATGTCCATCTTGTATACTGTTGTACTCTGCTTTGTGTCTACGTCCCAACAGCTTAGCTAAAAGTTTAGGGCTTGGTTGTTTACCTTCTTTATACTTTTTCTTGACTGTATTTTCTGTTCTTCTTATGTCATAACAATCAATACACTTGTAGTGCTTTTTACCTACAAAAGAAAACCACCAGTTGACAGGCGTTTCCAGTACTATCCCACACTCTATACAATTTTTAATGTGTTTCACTCCAGTTCTCCCCAACTTTGTAAGCCCCATCTAAAGGACAATTTAAATTAAACATGCACCCTGCTTCCTTGAGAGCTTGTACTCCTGCTTTGCCAACGGCTACTGCATCATCAACGTAACATTCAATCTGCCATTCGTCATGTACATTAGCTACAAACTTAGCGTCCCAACCATGCCTAGTTATCTTTTCGTTTAAGATAATTAAGGCTTTCTTCATTACAATTGCTCCTGCTCCTTGCAACAAGGTATTCAAGGCGGCGTGTTCTGAACGCACTGTAAGCTTACGTCCGTCTAACGCTTTAATGAATCCGCTTTTAGCTTCTCTCTGTACTCTGTCTGTAAGCTTTTTAAATGCAGGGAGATTATCAAAGAAGCGTTGTCTAAGTCCTTTCCCAGACGCTCTACCTCGTCCAACCACTGACCCAAGCTTTGCATCTCCTGCTCCGTACAAAAGCGCATAGATGAAAGTCTTTGCCTTATCTCTTGATTCAAGTTCAGCAAGCCCTTGATTAGTGGTGTGTATGTCTCCGTTAAGTATTTCATTAGTATAATCCTTATCGTTTAAATAATGTGCTAACATCCTGAGTTCAAGCTGAGCGGCATCAATACCTACAAGCCTGTGGTTCTCTGGCACTGTCCAACAAGACCGACAGTCCTCACCAAACGGCGATGTACTGCTTGGAATCTGAGCCATGTTAGGATGAGAATGAGTCATGCGAGATGTCACCGCACCGTTAGGATTAACATACCCATGCACTCTACCTGTCTCCATGTTAAGTTCTTTGATCCAACTCTTAGTCTGAGCTAAACGCTTCTGTAACATAAGATACTTAGCAATCATTGCGGCTTGTGGAATACCCTTAACTTTATTTAAAGTTGACTCATCTACAATAGGCTGACCTGTAGGTGTATGCTTCTGAGGCTTCCAACCAAAACGAATTAGGTACTCACCGATTTGTTTACGTGAGCCTAAGTTAAATGGCGTTTCAGTTCTACGTGCAATCGGCTTTCCTTCTATGTCTAAAGATAATCTTTCATGCTCATCTTCGGTAAGCCTTGTACCGTTACCATGTTGGTCGGTTGCTGTCTTAGCTACTGCGCCTGTCGCTGTGTACTTGGGTGATAGTATTTGGGTGGTAACTACAGGCCGGAACTCTTCCTGAACCTCTTGTTCTAAGTCATGTAGTTTAGTTTCAAACATAGCCATCAAGCCCATAACTTTTTGCACATCTAATAAGAAACCGTTTGTGCGCTGTTGG